GGATCACCACCTCTAAAGGCTACTGATCTTGAACCTGGTCTCGCGCATCGCTGGAGCGGCTCGGCTCCTGGCGACGGGGAAGCTTGCCCAAAGCACAGGCTTCGACGGTGCGCAGATGCAGCGCCGCCTGGTCGCCTGGCGCGCCGGCGGCGAGAGCATCAACAGCCTGATCCTACAGGGCGGCGAGCTGCAGCGGGCCCGTGCCCGGCAGCTGGTGCGGACCAATCCATATGCCGCCAACGCCTCGGCGAGCTTTGCCGCACATGCCGTGGGCTGCGGCATCAAGCCCTCCTCGCTGGTCGAGGACGCTGCGCTCAAGGACCAGATCCAGCGTCTCTGGCTCGCCTGGACCGACGAGGCCGATGCCGATGGCCTCACTGACTTCTACGGCCTGCAGGCCATGGCGGCGCGCGCGATGTTCGAGGCCGGCGAGTGCTTCCTCCGCTTCCGGCCGCGGCGGCCTGAGGATGGCCTGAGCGTGCCCTTGCAGCTGCAGATGCTCTCGGCCGAGCACCTGCCGCTCGGCAAATGCGAGACGCTGCCTAACGGCCACGAGATCATCTTCGGCATCGAGCTCGACCGGATCGGGCGGCGGGTCGCCTACCACTTCCACCGCACCCATCCGGGCGATGTCCGCCAGCGTGGTGTCGGCGAGCTGGTCCGGGTGCCTGCGGACCAGGTCTGCCATGTGTTCCACCCGGTCGCCGAGGGCCAGATCCGCGGCGTGCCGTGGGTGGCCCCGGCCATGGTCCGGCTGTGGCTGCTCGATCAGTACGACGATGCCGAGCTCGACCGGAAGAAGGTCGCGGCGATGTTCGCGGGCTTCGTCACCCGGCCGGGGCCCGACGACGTCATGGGCGAGGACAGCGCCCAAAAGGATTCTGATGGCGCTGCGCTGATTGGCCTGCAGCCCGGCACGATGCAGCTGCTCCTGCCGGGCGAGGACATCAAGTTCTCAGACCCCGCCGATGTCGGCGGCAGCTACGAGGCGTTCCAATACCGCACGCTGCTGGCCTGCTGTTCCGCCATGGGAGTGCCTTACACAAACGTCACGGGCGACCTGCGCCAGGCGAACTACTCGAGCCTGCGCGAGGGCAAGCTCGAGTTCCGCCGCCGCATCGAGCAGTTCCAGCACAACACCCTGGTGTTCCAGCTGTGCCGCCCGGTCTGGCGGCGCTGGCTCCAGGACGCGGTGCTCGCAGGCGCCCTCGACCTGCCAGGCTTCGCCGCCAACCCGGCGCCGTACCTGGCGGTCAAGTGGATCCCGCCGAAGTGGGACTGGGTCGATCCGCTCAAGGACCGCAAGGCGGAGATCGAAGCGATCGACGCCGGGCTCAAGTCCCGCTCCGACGTGATCGAGAGCGAAGGCTACGACGCCGAGGAGGTCGACCGGCGGATCGCCGCCGACCATGCGCGCGAGGCGGAGCTCGGGCTCGACTTCTCGCAAGCAAAGCCCAAGCCGGCCGAGGCGACGACCGAGGTCGACCCGGAGGACCGCGAACGCGCGACGCAAAGCGAGGAAGAAGCGGCATGAAGCGCGGCTGGTACGACTTCCGCGCCCAGGCGAAGGGCGGCGAGATCGTGCTCTACGACGAGATCGGCGCCTTCGGCATTCCGGCCAAGGCGTTTCTGGACGAGCTGAAGGCGCTCGGCTCTGTCCCCGAGCTCACGGTCCGGATCAACAGCCCGGGCGGCTCGGTGTTCGATGGCGTCGCCATCTACAACGCGCTGAAGCGCCACGACGCCGCGATCACCGTGTGGATCGACGGCCTCGCCGCCTCGATCGCCAGCATGATCGCGATGGCCGGCGACGAGGTCGTCATGCCCGAGAACGCGATGCTGGTGCTGCACGACCCCTCGGGGCTCGTCGCCGGCACCGCCTCGGACATGCGCGCCATGGCCGAGGCGCTTGATCGGATGAAAGCAGGCATGGTCGCCGCCTACCGCGACAAGTCGGGCCGCGACGATGCCGAGATCGAGGCGCTCATGCAGGCCGAGACCTGGCTCTCGGCTGAGGAGGCGGTGGCGCTCGGCTTAGCCGACCGGATCGAGTTGCCGGTCAGGATGGCCGCCCACTTCGACCTCTCCCGCTTCCGCAACCCGCCGCCGCAACTCGCGGCGATCCTCACCAGCTCCACGCCGCAGGAGGACGAGATAGATGCCCGATTCCCCTAAGACCAGGCCGCGCAAGCCCGACCTGGACCCGCCCGCGACGGCGCAGGCTCCGGTGTCCGAGGCCAACGCCAACACCGAGGGCGATGACGCCAGCTCCGGGAGCCACCCCGCCGAAGCCGCCCAGCCGGCGCGGGCTCCGGAGGGTACCAGCGCACCGCAGACCGCCGGGGTCGCCTCGGGCCCGGCAGGCGCCGACGAGGGCGTCGCTCACCAGCATGCGAGGCCGGCCGTGCCAGCCGCTGCCGCGCAACCGACGGCGCAGGTGATCGATCTGGATGCCGTCCGGGCCGACGAATGCAAGGCGACGCTCGCCTACGTCGCCGAGGTGCACGAGCTCTGCGCCCTCGCCGGCCGTGGCGATCTGGCAGCGGGCTTCGTCGCCAAGGCGACGCCCGTCGCTCAGGTCCGTCGCGCCTTGCTCGAGGCCCGCGCGGCGGAGGACGAGGCGACCGCCATCCGCAGCCAGTTGCGGCCTGCGAGCATCGAGCCGGCGCAGCCCGCGATCGACACCGCGACGATCTACGCCGCCCGCAACCAGCACTGCCGATAGGAGGCATCCATGCCCGTGCTCAACGAAGGCCGGTACGCCGGCGAGTTCCTCGTCTCCGAGGGCAACGGCAAGATCTCGCGCGAGACCATCACCGTGCTCTCAGGCCAGACCCTCGAGGCCGCCGCGGTCCTCGGCAAAGTCACCGCCAGCGGCAAGTACAAGGTGCTCGATCCCGCCGCCGTCGACGGTTCCGAGGTCGCGGCCGGCATCCTCTATGACGCCGTCGATGCTTCGGCCGCCGATGCCGAGGGCGTGGCTATCGTGCGCCTCGCCGAGGTCAACACCGCCGAGCTGGTCTGGCCTGCCGGCATCACCGGGGGCGAGCAGACTACCGCGCTCGGCGAGCTCGCCGCCCTCACCATCATCGCCCGCTGATCTGCGGGCACCTTCCTCAAGAGGACAACGCTGATGCCCGCTCTGGACATCTTCTCCGGCTCCGCTTTCTCGATGGTGGCGCTGACCGACGCCATCAACAAGATGCCATACGTCCCCGGCCGGATCGGCCAGCTCGGCCTGTTCCGCGAGCAGGGCGTCTCCACCACCTCGGTCATGATCGAGGAGCGCGAGGGCAGCCTCACCCTGGTCGAGACCACCTCGCGCGGGGCGCCTGCCGTGCAGCACATCGCCAACAAGCGCAAGGCCCGTTCGCTCACCGTGCCGCACATCGCGCTCGAGGACACGATCCTCGCCGACGAGGTGCAGAACGTGCGCGCCTTCGGCTCCGAGAACATGCTGGAAGGCGTGCAGAACGTGGTGAGCCAGCGGCTCTCGGAGATGGCCACCAAGATGGACGCGACGCTCGAGCACCTCAGGGTCGGCGCGATCAAGGGCCAGATCCTGGATGCCGATGGCACCGCGGTGATCTACGACCTGTTCACCGAGTTCGGGGTCACCGCCCATACCGAGATCGACTTCGATCTCGACAACGCGAGCCCGGCGCCGGGCGCGGTCAAGAAGAAGTGCCACGACATCCGCCGCAAGATCGAGGACGAGCTGGGCGTCGTCCCCTACGACCACATCCATGCGATGTGCGGCCCCGACTTCTTCGACGACCTGATCACCCATCCCGAGGTCGAGAAGGCCTACGAGCGCTGGCTGGACGGCGCCTTCCTGCGCCAGGGCCAGGCGCGGGGCTCGTTCGAGTACGCCGGCATCCTGTTCGAGGAATACCGCGGCCGGGTCGGCTCGGTCGATTTCACCGACGCGAGCAAGGCGTACTTCTTTCCGGTGGGGGTGCCCGGCCTGTTCCGGCAGTACAACGCGCCCGCCGACTTCGTCGAGACCGCGAACACCATCGGCCTTCCGCGCTACGCCAAGCAGGCGGTGGACCAGCAGTTCGCCCGCTGGGTCATGCTGCACGTGCAGTCCAACCCCTTGCCGATCTGCACCCGCCCGCGGGTGCTGATCAAGGGCAAGCGCACCTGATGACGGTGTTCCAGGGCGCGGTGGACGCGACCTTCGCCACGTTCGGCATCGACGCCGTCTACACCCCGGCGGGCGGCGACCCGATCCCGGTGCGGGTCATCGCCAGGCGTCCGGACACCATCCTGGGCTTCGGCGAGACCCGCATCCATGCCGAGACCGCGACCTTCGAGCTGCGGGTGAGCGACGTTGCGAACCCGCGCCCCGACGATCAGCTCACGGTCGGCGCCGAGAGCTTCATCGTTCAGGGCGAGCCGGAACGGCGCGATCCGGACCGGCTCGTGTGGAGCCTCGACACGAGGTCTGCGTGAGGTCATGGTCCGTCCAGGGAAGAAGGCGACGGGGACATC